GTAGAGGATAGTATCGAAGGCTGGGCTTCTGCTCTTGATGTTCTGATGTCATCTTACTTTGTAGGTGGTAGCAAGTATCCTGAGTTTGAAGGTCGTCGTGTATTCTTTGACATGACTAATATTCGTCCAAAGGGTGCTAAAATTTCTGGTGGATTTAAAGCTCCTGGTCCAGATGGCCTGCGTCAAGCATTAGATCGTATCGAGTACCTGATTCAAGGTATTGTAATGAATGCCAAAGACCCTGTACAACTACGCCCGATTCATGTATATGATATTGCAATGCACTGTGCTGATGCGGTTCTGTCGGGTGGTGTGCGTCGTTCTGCAACTAACTGTCTATTCTCTCCTGATGATACAGAGATGATGAATGCCAAGACTGGTAACTGGTTTGTTGATAATCCACAACGTGCACGTTCTAACAACTCTGCTGTGATTGTTCGTAAAGAAACTAAGAAAGAAGACTTTATGGCAATCATGGACAGCATTAAGCAGTTCGGTGAGCCTGGATTTGTGTTTGTAGAATCTACTGAACATACTACTAATCCATGTGTCGAGATTGGTATGTTTCCACAGATTGACGGACAGTCTGGTTGGCAGGGGTGTAACCTGACAGAGATCAACGGTGGGCAGTGCGTAGATGAGGAATCATTCTACAAGGCATGTGAAGCAGCATCGATCCTTGGTACACTGCAAGCTGGTTATACTGACTTTAAGTTCTTACCTGACACAACGAAAGCAATCTTTGATCGTGAAGCATTGCTTGGTGTATCAATCACTGGATGGATGAATAACCCGGAGATTTTATTTGATGAGAAAATTCTGGAAAAAGGCGCCAAAATCGTTAAGGATACTAATAAGAGAGTTGCTAATCTTCTCGGGATTAATCCTGCTGCTCGGACTACTTGCGTTAAGCCTTCTGGTAATGCTTCTGTACTCTTGGGAACAGCAAGTGGAATCCATGCTGAACACTCTGAGAGATATATTCGGAACATCCAACTAAACAAAGAGTCGGAAGTTGCACAACTTATTGCTAAAACAAATCCAGAAATGGTAGAAAATTCTGTATGGTCTGCTTCTGGAACTGATTGGGTTGTTTCGTTCCCTATCACGCCAAAACAAGGTTCTATTTTAAAAGATAAACTGATTGGTACTGATCATCTTGATTTAGTTGCAAAGGCACAAAAGCATTGGGTCAATACTGGTAAGAATAAAGAACTTTGTGCTGATCCAACCGTATCTCATAACGTATCAAATACAATTCTAGTAGAGGACTGGGATGATGTTGCTGAATATGTTTATAGCAATCGGAATAACTTTGCTGGTATTTCTTTCTTGTCTACTTCTGGCGACAAGGATTTTAATCAAGCGCCAAATACTGAAGTTATCGACGCTGAAAAGATGGTGGAAAAATATGGTGTTGCGTCTGTTCTAGCATCTGGTCTTGTTGTAGATGGACTTAATGCATTCGGTGATCTTTGGATGGCTTGTTCTACAGCACAAGGTTTCGGTGAAGATATCTCTGCTGAAAACTCTAAGAACACTCTAAAGAAAGATTGGGTGCGTAGGTTTACTGCGTTTGCTGATAAATACCTTGAAGGTGATTTAAAGCGTACAGAGTATTGCCTGAAAGATGCACATTTAATTCACCGCTGGGAAAAGATTAAAAGGTCTTATACTCAGATTGATTGGATTTCTGAACTGTCAGAAAAGAAATATACTGATGTCGATACTCTTGGTGCTGCTGCCTGTGCTGGTGGTGCATGCGAGATAGACTTCTAAGGAGCATATATGAAATATCGTATTATCTGTGATCAATGTGAAGTTGAAAGTGTGGTTCATCTAATCTATGATGAACCACCGAATCATTGCCCATATTGTGGATCAGAATTATCTGATGATGAGATAGATGAATACGACGCAGGATGTCTTTGTGATTAATATAAGTACCTCAGTTAGAAATGATTGAGGTACTTTTTTATGTGGTATTATAATGGCGACCCATATGATCCTGAGATCGTCCCAGACGTCTTTGTGGGGATGGTATACCGGATTAAAGAAGTTGACTCGGGAATGATGTACATTGGAAAAAAATTACTTTGGAATCGTAGAAAAACTAAAGTAAAAACTAAGTCTGGTGGCACTAAAACAAAGTATGTGACTAAAGAATCTGATTGGCGTAAATATTATGGTTCTAATAAACTCCTCCAAGAACGAGTCCAAGAATATGGAGAAGATAAATATCATAGAGAGATCTTAAAGTTCTGTAAGACGAAAGGCGAATGTTCTTACTATGAAGCAAAATATCAATTTGAATACGATGTTTTATTAAGAGATGATTACTACAATGAGTATATCCAATGTCGGATAAATGCGAAGCATTTGAAAAGGAATGATGATGGCAGTGAATAAGATTACTTGGAATGTATTTGAAGTTTTACAAAAAGTATCTGCTGCTAAGAAAAAGGCAGATAAGATTTCTATTCTCAAACAAAACGATTCTACAGCACTTAGAACAGTGATTCAAGGCTGCTATCATCCGGGCATTAATCTAGATTTACCGGAAGGTGATCCACCATATGAAGCCTGTGATGCGCACAATGCTCCATCAAGTCTCCATAGAAAATGGAAAGACTTTGGTTATTTTACAGGTGCGCATACTAAGAAACTTGGTAAAGTCAAAATTGAAACCATGTTTATTCAACTCTTAGAATCTATCCATCCAGAAGATGCAAAGATTGTATTGCAGATGAAAGCGAAAAAACCATTTAAGGGTATTTCATCTGCTTTAGTCAAGGAGGTCTACCCAAATCTGATGCCTCCTGACTAACTTCGTTATGGTCTATTAACTAACCAAAGGAATGCATTATATGCTCGTTTCTCAAATCGACCGATTGAAAAAAGATTATCGTGAACTTGAACATTATGAACGAAAACTCGTAAAACAAGGGAGAGATACTTTAGTAAGGCAAATGAAATTGAAACGAGATTATCTGGGTAGATCAATAAAAGACTTGGAGGAACAACTTTTTAGTTGACAACTGACAAAACATAATATATAATACAGTTGTCTTTCGGGGCGGGGGAATATACTCCTGCCCCATTCTTATCTAAGAGGTAAAAAGTGTTAAAAAAGATATTTTGGAAGATTTTTTCTCTTGACACCAGCAAGCATAGGCAGTATACTCTTCTATATGATGATTTATGCATGTGAATAAAGAGTATGCTCCCTTGGCGGAAATGGTAGACGCTGCGGCCTTAAAAGCCGTTTTCCTTTGGAAGTGCCGGTTCGAGTCCGGCAGGGAGTACCAAACATAAAGACGTGCCGTTGATAGCGGCTAGTGGGCGTTGTCTGACTCCCATGACGAGAAGCGGGATAACATCCGCAAAACTAAAGGGCCGATGGTAGTAGCCACCGTTAACATCCTTACCGATGGTAGTAGCCCGTGATGAAGGAAGCGATAGCGAGGTTTTGGGGAGACGTTTGAACCTGTAGTATACCATGCACATCTAACCCGTAAGGGGACAGTTTAGATTGGTGACTGTATTGTTATATTATAGGGAGTCAGTGAATCAATGCTTCGCACCTTCAATCAATAGGAGTTCCTATGTACGTAACACCATGCGTTTCCATATGTAAGTTAGAGGACGGCATCTGTATAGGCTGTAAGCGAACCAAGGAAGAGATTGCTAAATGGAAAAGATATACAGATAAAGAAAGGCTTGACATTATGAAGCGATTAGGTTATGGTAAAAGAAAAAAGCGTGAGAAATAAAATGAGTAGTAATCTTTCTGATAAAGTAATTCTAACTGATTGTGACGGTGTGCTCGTCGACTGGCTCTTTGGATTTAAGGAGTTCATGGCAGAACGTGGATACACCGAACAAGATACAACAGGATACGCAGTATGGAAACGATATGGATTTATTAACAAACAAGCAGCGGAAGGTCTTTGCCGAGAGTTTAATAATTCTGCAGCCATGGCATATCTAACCCCACATCTAGATGCAGTCAAATATGTAAAAAAGTTACACGAAGAAGCTGGATATGTTCTGCGTGTAATTACCTCTATGTCTCTTAACAAATATGCATATAAAGCAAGATTACAGAATCTTCAAACATTATTCGGCGAGGCTGTGATTGATGAACTGGTATGTTTAGATACTGGCGCAGATAAAGATGATGCGCTTGAGCAATACCGTGGCACAGGTTGTGTTTGGGTGGAAGATAAGTATAAAAATGCTGTCTTGGGTCAAGAACTTGGATTAGATGCCTATCTAATTGACTTGCCTCATAATCGGCAGTTTGACTTTGATAATCGTGTCAATGGTTGGCAAGATATTTACTATTCTATTGTAGGAGCTTAAAATGAAATCTATTATGATTGCATCTGTTGCGATGCTTGGTTTGACTGGTTGTGCAACTCTTAATGCCCCACTCGGTCAGTGTACTGATGTAATGTATTATAATGAGCGTACACCACAGTATGCTGCGCTTGGTGCAGTAGCAGGGACAGCGGCTATGGTTGTTCTGTCTAATGGTGATGTAGGTGGTGCTGAAGCATTGTTTGGTGCTGGTGCAGGTGCGATTGCTGGTACTGTTGCATCAGGTGGACTATATACTGCTGAGATTTGTCCATCAACATTTTCAGAGGAAAGTTAAATGAAAAACCTATTAGGCGCTCTTCTGGTAGTAGGCTTGGGTGCATGTGCCACCCCTGCCGCTGCTGAGAAAGCAATCATCACGGAAGTTGAACCAAACTGGACTCAAGTTACTCGTAATGTACCAGTTGAAACCTGTAATATGGCTCAAGTGCCAATCTATGATCGTGTTCAAGGTCAAGGCGCTACTGGTCTAGAAGTTCTCTTTGGTGCTTTGTTTTGTGGATTAGCTGGTAAGGCAATTACTGATAAAGATGAAGGTGCAGCTGCTGGTGCTGTTATCGGTGGTGTAGTTGCTGCTGAAGCAGGTCGTGCACCTCAACTCCGTATTGTTGGATATGAAAACAAAGAGATTTGTACTACACGGTATGTTAATCGCACAGAATCAGTAGTTAAGGATTATACTATCTACTATGAGTGGCAAGGGCAATATGGTTCAAGCATTGTTAAACAGCAGTACTTTGTTGATGATTATGTTGATGTGAATGTCTCGATTCATCTAGTGAATCCACTTTAAAATGATTTTGTAATCTGCCCTTAGCTCAGCAGGATAGAGCAACTGCCTTCTAAGCAGTGGGTCCGGGGTTCGAGTCCTCGAGGGCAGGCCAATTATTATAGGAGAAAGAAATGTTATTTCTTGGAGTAGGCGCAGTTATGTTTACTGCGACTTTGTTTATTGGTGGCTGGGTATTATATGACCAGTTTTGGGGTGGGGATGCTAAAGACACCACTGAAAGCGAAGTCCCCGTATTTGCTTATCATCACGAAAGTGAAATCTTAGAACAACCGACAGCAGGTATTAAATACCTTGTAGAAGATGACGAAGGCATTGATGCTGATCAAACACTTAGTGCCGTAATGCAGTGGGTGCAGGCAGATGAGCCTAATATCTGGACAGGTGACTGGCAAGTTCGTGTTAACACATGGAATGATGCTGGCGTTATTCAGATTCATGGAGATGCATCTACATTAATTAAGGATCGATATGATGACGTAAACCTTCCTTACTTTACTGGTGATGGATTTCTTGAACAAGCAACTGTAGATTTGGAGTTTGTATAATGAATATGTCTTTTAATCATAATATTTCTAAAGAGTTCCGTAAGCGTCTAGATGTAATTGGTAAATGGCGTAAAGGCAAAAATCATAATGTAAATGTAATTTCACACACTTATAAAAATAGTGAAGGTAAAGAAGTAACAGTTTGGACCCGGAAACCATCAAATGAAGCTTGGGGTCGACCGGGTAAGTTTATGATGAAATAATTTTAACGGAGATTGGCGCAGCCTGGTA